ACCAGGTTCTTCACCTCGTCGCTCTGGGCAAACTTGGTGATAGCGTCAGGGTCTTTGAGCAGATCATCAACGGTCGGCGCTTTCTCGAGCTGCTGCGTTCCCATACCTTTAGCCAGGGTATACGCCATAGGAATGGCTCTTTCTGGCGGCATGGCATCGAGCATTTCGGCAAGTTCCGGGTCTGCGTCGAGCATTGCGCCGATCTGCGGCCGTAGCTCGTTGAAGTCCGGGTTCTGCTCGGCAAAGGCCGCACCAGCTTCAGCAAAGGTCTGAGCCTTCTCGTTGAATTGTCGATCAGCAATGATCGGTCCAACTTGGCTACTCAACTCTGTTTTGAACTGGCCTACCTCTGCTTTCATCTGCTCGATTGCTGTGTTCAAGAGCGGTTTAAACGCTTCCGACATAGCCTCGGGACCATTAGTATACAGGCCGGTCATAAAGGCCTCCTGCTTCTCCTCGTCCCACGAACCAAACTCGGCCTGAATAATTTCCTCTGCGCTTTGAGGTGGTGCTGGTGCCTGCGGGTTGTTTGTAGCTGGCTGCGGGTTGTTTGCAGCATATAAGAGCTGCTCGCGCAACTGGTCAAACTCCTGCTGTTGGCGGCGTAGTTGCCCGATCTCTGAGCCTTGAGTTCCTAACTTCGCTTCAAGAGCGGTATAGGCTTCCTCAAGTTTTTCCGGTGATTCGAATTTTCCCGCAAGCAACTTCGGCTCGCCGCTTGGCTCTGCTGCTGGCTGGGGTTCTCCTGCCTCCGGGTTTGGCTGTGCCCCGGCCCCTGGCTCTTCGGCAGCGACCTCGAGCAGCGGGTTCTTCAGATACGTGCGCGGGTCAACGTCCATTGGTACTGGAGTTGGCGCCGGCGCGGGTTCTGAGCCCGCCGGTGTGTCGACTGGTGCTGCTGCTGGAGCTGCGGGGTTATCGGGTACGGTTGGTCCTGACATAAAAAACGTCCTCCTAAATAGAAGCGGCCTACGCGGCCGCAAAGGGTTATCGCATAGGTGCTTTATGGAAAGGTTTACTTATAAGTTAACTATCTGGCCGTGCGCTTATACACTGCGGCCATTTTTAGAGCCTGCCTCAGTGCTGAGGCCTTATACTTGGGCTGTGGGTTCTGGTTCTTACCTCGTACTTCATAAGGTTTTAACGCCTCCTTAGCGTTGTTCATGTTAAGCATCTGGTCTCCTAACTGTGGTGTTCATGTGCGATGAGCAGTACCCCTACCGGTAGGCTATTGGTGATGCATTAGTTTCTGCCGGCTGCGGCTGCGTCAACGCCTGCATCGCCATCTGCTCTTGAAGCTGCTGCATGGCCTTGTTCTGTGCGTTTTCCATGTGCATCTGTACGTGCTGAGAGAAGAGCATGTCAAGCAGTGGATTAGCAGCTAGCAGTTCTTCGTAATCAGTGGTCAGGCGGTACTTGTTGTGGCGCGCGATATGGAGCAGGTCATCGTCGTAAGGAACGATCATTGCCTGACCGCCCTCGGCCATGGTCCTGTTCTCGCGCTCGGCTTTTTGCAAGTGCAGCTGAGTCTCGTCGTCGCCAGCATCCCAATTGCCCATCTCGAGCATTTCGAATATCTTGGCTTGTCCCTCTTTGCTGATTCTGCCGGTCTCAGGGTCGTTGAAGAGGCCTGCCTGCAGAAGATCGAATGCCATCTGGCGTTTCTGCGCGGGGCTTTCGACAATAGCCGATGTTCCTTCGATCACCACATCGTCGCTTCTAATGTCGGCGCCGGTCCAATCGAGAATATCGACGATGTTGTCTTTGCCAATATCGCGCACCGTGCGCTGGCCAACAGCGAAGAACTTATAAAGCCTGAGCCACTGCGTACCGGAATTGACTACTCCGATCTCGATGTTGCCTGCGGTACTGGAGAGGCGCGTGTCGTCCTGCTCGAGCGCTATTGATAGCGCAACGCCCGACTTTACCCCTGCCGGTGCCTGTGATTGCCTCGAGAGTTCGGACACACCGGAGAAGATCGCAAACTCCTGCAAGAGTGTACGTTCCTCGGTCTCAAGCGCTGCAGGCCAGTCGCTGTTCTCCATTATCCCTGGTGGGCGCTTCTGCCTACGAATCTGGTGAACGGCTCCCGGCATACCTGCCTGGGATACAAACACGTCAATGCCGTCAACCAGGCTTTCCTCTTCTACCCAATACTGACCGATCGCTATGCGGTTCATGTAGTCGGCCTTGCGGTTTCTGAGCGCGTTGTAGCGGCGCTGGACTGGGATTAAGCGCTCCACCACACTCTTGCCCCAGAACACGCCCGAGCGCTTGATACAGTCGAACTTAGTGAAGTTTAGACCCGGTTCCTCGTCGGCATCTACCGGGAACGGGAGCGGACCGTATTTTAAGAGTTTGCTGCCCGCAACGATGATAAGTTGCCCTGCAGGGTAGTTCTTGCTTGGACGTTCGGAGTATTCTTTGACCACGGCATGGTTTTCAAGCTCGCTCGTCGCGTACTGGTAGCCGCCGATCCCATACCCGAGGCCTCCTGCGCCCACCATGGAGCGCTGTAATTTAAGCGCGCTGGTTTTCTCCGGTCCTACCTCAATGCCCCAGCTCTCTTTGATTTCGGAAACATCGTAGGCCTTGGCGTGGATGATCGATCGACAATCGGCGATGCCAGAGCGATAACAGGAGTCCGGCAATATCTCTTGCGCAGGCACCACGATAACCTCTAGGTTGCCCTCATGCAGCTTCTCGTCGTGCTCCTTGCCGTCCTCGCCTTTCGAGCGAAGCTTCATTATGACTTTGCCCTTATTCGGGTTCCAGATGTGCTTTAAAAAGGCGCTTCCGGTTGCCTCCATCCAGGCAGCAAGCTCGGCGAGTTTTTCCGTCATGTTCTGGTCGGTGTAGCAGTTCTTGAGCACCATGGTCCCGACCTTGGAGCTTCGTATATCCTCTTGGGAGTTGGTCCCGGATCTTGTCTGCAGCGCTGGGCGAAGTCTCGCGAGTTTGGCGATTCTGGTCTCGACGTTCGGGGCGATGTGGTTGAATACTTCGCGCTCCTGCCATTCATACATAGGAAACTGCTCGTTGAGCTTCATAGCGGCCAGATTTATATCCATGTACTGGTGGCCCTCGATAAAGGCGATGTTGAGGCGCCATTGTAGCTCGAACTTGGCGCGAGCCTTCATGCGCTTGTCGTATTGTTCGTTGACGAAGGCTACCAGCTCTTGCTCAGAGGGCGTATACCCGTTGCTATCATGTATGACCTGGCTGCTGCCGCCTAAAATATCTACGCCTGGCATTTACCCACCGCCTTTTAGTAATTCAGCGTGCTCGAGTATACGTTTGCGACCGGCGACAAGGACGTTATGCGCCCTGCCGGTTGTCTCAGATTTCTCGATAGTCTCTTCGTATTCGGTCAAATCTCGGGCCATGATCCGGTTATAGAGGTCTTTGCGCTCGCGTCCGTGAAGAATTGTCTGCACGACGATAACCAGAATGAGTGTTATTGAAATGATGAAGAGCATTGCGGTAACTGCCACAGCTATCCTTTGACTTTTACCCCGGTAATGTCGCTGATCGCGGTGATGGTGAGCGAAGAGTTGTGATGCTCCTCGCCGTCCTCATCTTCGTCCATTGATTTGGACTTCACGTCGCACGTGATGACGAGCGTTCTTGTGTCCCCCGGCTTGAAGTCACAGACACCGGGGAAGTCCTTTTCTGACAGGTAAAGGGTCGGCGGCCAGTAGTTGCTCGACGGCTCGAGCATAGAAGATTTCGGCTCTTTCTTTGCGGGAAGCACATGCACTTCAGGCTTCCCGACACCGCCTAAAGCTGCGAGCATAGCACTTTTGCCGCCCATCTTGCCTTTTGAGGGCATATTGCCGCCAGCTTTGGCCTTGCCCATGCCCTTATTCAATGGGATCGCCGCCCGCAGGAGCCTCCCGGGTCGTTTCTTTATAGAGCGCGACCTGCACTTCCTGAATCTTCGCAACGATCTCGGACTTGTTGTTGTCCTCAGTCACGCCCAGGACGCTGTATGTTGCCACGATTGCGAGCAGCTCGGCCTTTTTCATGCCTGTGCTGACGGAAAGGGCGAGAAACTCTTCGGTTGGGAACTCTTCGCCTACCAGCTCATCTAGCAGCCCAAGCTTTTTGGCGCTTCTGAGGGCGTTCTTCATGCACGGCTCACAGATTTGGTACTTGTTGTAGCCCACTTTGGCTGGGTGGCCGATTACGTAAGCCGCACGATTGCTGCAGTTGTGCGTGGTGCACGCGATCTTGGTCATCGGTTGAACGGCGACTACGCACGTTCCGGTGTTATCTGCCATGTTCTTCCTCCTTAAAAGGGTTGTTTATTAGTCACTGTAGCCCAGTGCCTTCATCTCATCTTTCATAAAGTCCAGCGCCTGCGAGTCGTAATAACGTTGCCTGCTCTAATGCTTCGCGGTCTTTATCGTCCATATCGGCATCCTTTACCTAAAAACGCTTCTACGCGCCTCCGCTATTGACTTCTTGGCAATCTTATCCTTATGGGCACGGATCAGCGATATTTTCTCCGGTTTCTTCTTGATGCTCCTGCGCTGCTGGTCGCTTACGTAGCAGTTGATGGCGCGCGCAATGATGCAGTCGTCGTGGGCCCCCGCTGCGGCTTCCGGTTTGCCCCGCTCGTTCTTGGTGAATGTCGTCATTTCGTGCAGCGTGTCGAGGTCTTTCACGCGCTCCGGGTGCTCCCTCATCACGGTTCTGAGCATTCCCAATGCCAGCGGCCGGGTGAGTTTGGTCGTCAGGAACCCGTATCGCTTGGTAGGTTGGCCCGCGAAGGTATCCGGTGTCTTTTCCCGCACGTACAAGTTGGTATATCCTAAGCGCTCAAGCTCTTTGTTGGGGTGAGTGCTGAAGTTTGTTTCGATTGCGAGTAGAGCGTTGTTGTAATAAAGCCCTAGACAGTACATCTGCCTGGCATACTCGTCCTCGTCGAGCTGTGTGCGGATGGTCGCCGCATCGATCTCGCTAAAGTTGTCGGTGAAGGCGCCGGCGTTGAAGTCGCTCCCGTCGCCTGCCGTGTCGCCGCCGCCAACGTAGGGGTGCCCCCAAACCGGCTCCTCGTATATCTTGATGGGGCCGCTCTCGTCGTCTACCCAGCGGATATGCTCTAGGCCACTGCCGCTGGCCGTGCTCTTTGGCTCGCCCTCATAGCCCTCGTATTCGAACTTTCCGGGTATCTTCTCGCCCTCGTAGGTGTAATCGAAGTATCCTTGCTTGATCGGCTGCGTGTTGGAAAGTATCCGGGCATTGACGTTCTTGGCGTTGAAGAAGATGCCGCCTGTGATGCCCCAGAGGCCGAGGGCATAGACATCGTACTCGTCCTCG